GCGCACCTCCAAAGGGTCTGGGGACGGAAAAGCCTTTAACCAGGATTAGGAACCCTGTATGAGCAACCCGTCCCTGTTACCTCGAACCCGTGCCTACCTCTGTTGAGAATAGAGGTCAGTCACTGGCACCCATCCGCGCTTCATGCTGATGCGCGGCCTCTGTCCTATCCCACTAGCCCAAGGCTCATGGGGTTCAGGGTCTTCAGTAAAGAACTGAAGTAAGGCAGAGTTGTCGTTGATTCCGGATCTGGTAACTTTGGCGCTAAGCCTAGTTACTCGGACCTCGGTCCGTTGCAAGTCCCTATTCCAGCGGCTCTGAAGAGAGTCCAGCCGGGGGCCTGTACGTGACTTGAAACCAAAGACTCCTGAGTCAACAGCTACAGTCGGGATTTCTCCGTTCTGTATGGTCGACGCTAGGAAAGATGATGTTCGCAACAACCACTTTTCATAGAAGTTGTTGCAGACCTCCACCTTGCTAGCTATTGAATCAGGTGTAGCTTCCGTTGGACTACGCCAATACGCCGGTGTCACGTCGACACCGTGGTACGCGTCTACCCCGCAGGACTCTCTGAACCTTCCGGTCCAAAAAGTCTTCGCCGAGTTAATCTTAAAGTCTAAGACTTCAAGAGCCCGCTGAAAAGCTAACCGACAGTCGATAGGGACAACAATGTCATCCCCAAAGACGGTCACCTCTCCAGAAAGAGAGGCGATGTTTTCCACCGTGACTGGCACCCGCCTCGTGTAGAGGACGGCAGCTATCGCCACGGTCATAAACATCAACGACTCCACTGGAAAGGTACAGGCGCTACCCATCGTTGAGAATTTTCTCAACGCAAACCGGGTCGGAACATCACTGTTCAAACCCTGCTCGAGATAGCGAGTACGCGATGCACGCAGGGCCTGCAAAAGACCAATGTTGGTCCTAAACAGGTTTCCTACAGCATGACAGGATACCCTATCGCTGGCTGCCGATAAATCGACAGTAGCTAATAAGGTCGTACTGGACCCATGCAAGCAAAGCTCCTGGTTACGGGTTTGATCCCGGAACCGGATGAACTTGGAAAGCCAAGTTCGCTTGACTCGCTCACAAAAGTAGTGCCAAACATTTTGTTGGCACCACTGATGCTCAGTAGGCTCGGCTGCAATCAGCCTGGGCTTACTATAGGTTTTCGGTACCGCAATCAGTCGTGATGCAGGGTCGGAAGACCCTATCTCCCACGATCTCAGGCCGAACCCCGAAGGGTGACTGCCTTGTTCTGATTGCACCCAATCTACCCACGCGCTATGATTATGAAAACCATAGTCAGCAAGTGGATACACGCTCTCTAAGCGTTCGGACCAGTTAACAAATCGGTATTTGTTAACCGACCCTGTCCGCTCAGAGACGGCGCCTGGACCATGTCTAAAGCGCCAGTCATTAGGTTGGTAGTGCCCTAACGCTGCGTTGACGTAACCGGCCGTAAGGTCGATATACGCCAAAAGGTCTGACATAGAGGATCTCTCCTCTTCTCCCAACTTACTTAAGTACCACGCCTCCTCCTGGAATCCAGGGTGGGAGGCCGCGCACTCTTCGTCAGTCGGGGCTTCTTCGGACCAGAACCCATGTGGTTCCGGCAGAAGAAGGTCAACGTCACAGAATGCCTTGACTTCGTCAAGGACACCCTGAGCGCCGCAATCAAGCGTAGCTTTCTTAGCAGCCAAGTATAGCTGCCGTATAAAGCGAATAGCGCCCACATCGCAGTCCTCCTTTAGAAATCCGTCCTTGTTGAAAACCAATAAGTAGAGACACCCAAGAAACTTGGGTAGCCTCACGTTTGCGCTTCTGGCTCCTGTGAGCGGAAGACCTGCAAACTCGTATTGGCCCGTCGACAAACATCTATCAAAGTGTTTGCCGGCAGCTGGAAGGTACTCCGCGAATACGCAGATTCCCCTACAGTCAACAAGTTTTAGCAACCGAGCTAGATCCTTATCTAGCTCAGCCACTAGTGTCGGGTAGGCATACTTAGCATCTTGGAAGATGTTTTCGTACACCTCTCTCAACTCCCTTACGTGGCGTTTAGACATTGGGTTATTAACCTAGAATGTCCCACGCAGCGTAAGTCAGACCGTTCGTCCTACCAAACTAGTTGAGCCTCTCAGCTCTCCCAGTTTAGGAGTTTCACCAAATTGGCATTGCTTGATGCAATCAGCCAATCGGAGAGGGCATCTGCCTCCTCCACATACGTGTCGCCGGGCAGACGCTCGACAACCACGTACGACTTCCTGGTGAACTCGGGGACGGCCCCGACCGCGAAGACGGTGATTAACACCTCAATGTTGTGGCGATCATAAATGACCCCAGCTTTTGTGACATTGGAATGTCGCACCGATACGCGGTAAGAGACGAGACTCTCGCGGAGATAATACTCCGACTGATAGTCTTTGCTCTGGTTGATCAGCGGTAGGGTCTTCGACCCCGCAGCCAATCCGAGCACGAACGTTGACCCAAGCATGGGAATTACCCTTTCCTAGAAAAGCACACGATCCATAGCGCAACTTAGCGCTTTAGGACCGCAAGCGATCCCAGGATCGACCAATGTTTGCCGCTAAGAAGCGGCAAATAAGATGGTGCGAAAGGCAAGATCGGTGACGCTGTTCGGCGTTCCTTTCTTACCTCAGATTGAACGTGTGAGCCATCCGGCTTGCACCACGCTAAATCCGCACTAGATGTCAGAGGCTCCACCAAGGCTTTCGCCGAAGTGGTTCGCATGATACATATAGTGCCCCACGTAAGTGGAATGGCGTTGTTGGTAGCGGCCATGACTGTGCCAATACCAGCGAACCAATCCACGAACCAACTCCAAGGAGTGACCTCCCAGAGAGCTGCGAGCGCTCCTTCCGAGTTGATACCTGCTGCCAGACCTCGGCTAATACCACGCATGCGTTGTATTTCGCCATTGGACCAGACGCGAGGGATCACCCCAGATGCCAGCTTCCAGCTGACACTGCACCATACCCTTTCGGATACAGTCAGAGTGCGCCGCCCTTGAATATTAGCACCCACCGACAGTAGTTGTACTGTCGACGTGCTGTTACTCGAGGAGCTACGTAGTGATTTCTTTCGCTTGATCGTCTTCCCCTTACCAGTTGTTAATCTGTCCAACAACCGAAAGCGTTCATTAACGCCCTCGGCAAAGTTGTACATACTGGTAAGGTCTCTAATCATGGGTTTTAACGCCCAGCGCCAGGTCAGATGACCTCGCGCTACGTCTTTTAGGAGACCTTTCCCCCAACCCCTAATCAGAGAAGGCACGTCCTTGAGCTCCGCGATAAACGTCTGGACTGGAATGTCCGGTACATTTATGTTTGTAGCTGCAAGGGCACTCCACGCCAAGTTACTTAACTCCACAGGTGTGAAGGGTGGGTAACTCGATGTGGGCGTAGGCGGCGCCGGTTTGTACCCCGCTGGAACACCTATGTGTTCCTTAAGCTTGGTACCAGTTAGCGGAAACCTACCGTTGAACTTAGGCAGAAACGTTGTCTGCTTAACGGAGAGGAAATCATTCGCAGAGCGAAAATTCCCAACCACGTCATCACAAACGTCGTTGCGACCGACCAATGTTTGGCTCACAAGTGTTTCTGACGGGAAACTCCCATACGTTTTGTACGTACCGGATATCGTTCCCCGTTGGTCATCCACTCGATGCCGCGCATTAGCCATTTCGTTCAGTCCTTTGTTAGACGAACCATCAAAGGGTGGTCAAAACCAAGATGAGGGTTTTATTGCTCATCCGGAGGGGCCTACGGGCCCC